CCAGAAATTGGTGTGAAAACAATAAAATCTCCTACAGCAAGACCATGACTATTAAGGCTTACTGTAACAATATTTGCAGCTTGACTATAAGTTGCGTCTGCACCAGCACTAGCACCACTTAACGCTGGTATTCGCACTTTAATACCACGAATTTTAAAAGCTCTTTGAGGAATTGAACCAAATTGTTTTGAATCAAATCTTAAAGCGGTATATGCACTGTTAGGAAAAGTTTCACGTTCTAATTTTAATTCACTATATGAGTTCCAAAAAAACGCATCAACTAAATTTTGGTTATCACTATCTTCTGTTAATCTTAAAACTCTTATATCAGCAGTTCTATTTCCTGACGAATCAAATATACTTTTTAATTTTATATTGTAATCCTTTTGATATAAGTCTCTTGTTCTTCCATTGATAGTGTCATCTCGGACAGTTTCAAAACCTCCACCATTGTATTGTACTTGTATTCTTAATTTTACTTTTACTCCAAGCTGATCACCTTTATCAGTAATTTCTTCTAATCTTGGAAAGTTTAAAGTAATTCGTACACGATCAACTGTAGGATCTGATATTTGTCTTGTAACTGCTCCAGCAATAGCTCCACTCGTTTTGCCGTTTGCATTAGTTATTGGTACATTATTAAGACCTATTATATTAGAACTTCCAATATCTTCTCTAGCAACATCCATTATAGTTTGATTGCTAGTTCCAACTTTAAAATCAAAATCAATATCTTGATAATTAAAATCTGAATTACTTGGGTTTGCGGAATCTGCTGTTGATTTTAGTATGGGAGTATTATCTAAAAATATATCCTTTTTAGCAGCAGTAATATAGGCTGGTGAATCTTGAGGTAATCCTTCTTTTGATGGGCTGGCAAAACCTTCTATTTCACCTTCTGATATTAAATCCATAACTCTGGCAAACTGCCTTGAGTTCAGATCATCAGGATCAATTTTTGGTACATAAGCCTTTTTTTCTTTCCTGCTTCCATAACCCCTAATAATATTTTCAGTCATGCTTCCACCTCATCAGTTGTTATAGAACCACTAATTACAACTGAGCCTGTCAAAATTTCACCATAACAAATTGGAACAGGAGTTCCAGCCCTCGAAGTATTTTGCAGCCCACTAAAACTAAAAGATACTCTAGGATCGCTTTCACCACCGCTAGGATCAATTTCTGGTATTGGAAATAACAGTCCAGTTACACCATCTAATACCAGATTAAGACCAACAAAAAATGTTACTTTTGCTAATCCACTAGCACCAGCAAATCCACCAGCTAAAGAAGCAGTACCAAAAGCACCAAGAGCACCAAAACTCAAACCAATTAATGCAGCACCTAAAAATATTTTAGCAAAATCTCCAGCACCAGTTATAACTGGAACTATTTGAATTTCTTGACTTCCAGTTGGATAATGTAGTTCTTCTGCATCAACTTCTGAATTATTAACTAATACTTTATAATATTTATCATTCATATATCCTTCAACTTTTGGAAAATTATTTACAAGAAAACTTATAGATTTTGCAACAGTATTTGCTTGTATATAAAATTCATCATTACCTATAAATTTAGCTAATTCTCCGTGAAGTTTTAATTTAGTTGTCATAACGATACTTTGCTCCTGTACATTTTTGCAGCCAAGCAGAATAAGGCTCTCTACAAGATAGTCTATCGGTTAAATGATGTAAAACCTCTCCTTTTGTGAAAAGAGCTACATGATGCAATCCATTACCTACCATATTCATACATAAAACATCATTTTCCATTAATGGTTCATCTGGGTTCAATCTTCTAAACCCAGCTTTTTCAGCACAACTTACAAATAAAGGATTTTTCACAAATTCATCAGGTGTCATTGACCTGTCAAAATCAATTAATTTTATACCTAATACTTCATTGTAATAATCTCTAATAAGACTCCAACAGTCTGTAATCCCCCAAACCCACTCTCTACCCAATAAAGGTGCTTTATATCCACAAGGCTCATAATAACCCCACTGTTCTGTTTTGGGATTAACTATATACCATTTATAATTTTCTTTTTCACAACTAACCATATCTGCTTGACTTGCTACTGGTGGAGTTGATGGGTGACTATGAACCACACCAATAATTTCACCTTTTTTGGTAGCTTTTACATAGTCTATTGGATCTAAAATAAAAGATTGATAGCTAGATTCAGCTAGATTTTTACAAGGATAGTACCTTTCTTTACCTCTTATATTTAACAAAAGACCACAAGACTCTTTAGGATCTTGTTCTTTTGCATGATTAAGTGCAGATTCTTTCCAATTCATTGGACAAATGTTCCTATAGAAGGAAAATTTTTTCTAGTACAAATACGTTTGGGAGCTTTTACATTTTCAAGATCAAGAGGTGCAGCTAATTCAAACTGTACTATTTCTCTATTTTCTGTTGATTTTCTTGCAATAGTGTATATCTCTCTAGGAAATTCTGCGGTTTCATCAACTGTACCTGATGGATTGTCACCAACAAAATTGTCATTAGGTAAAAATTTTGCAAGTGTTCTTTTTCTTGTAAAAATAGACCCAATTAAATCATTTCCTGGAGTAACCTGATTGACTTGAAGTAATAATGCACTTATAAGATTTGTGGCATTACTTACAGTTAATTGTGGTCTTGGCAACTTTCCTCCAGTATATTCAAATCCACTAGCTTCAATAGGAAACCTTAAATAGTCCTTACCATTCCATTTTATTTTTCCATTTAAATTTAAGTTTGATCCACTATGAAAATAATAAACATTATCTGAACCATGCAAATCATTTTTTAACTGCAATTCAAACAACTCTATAATCGCACTTGGACTAAGATTTTGAAGTTCACTAACAATATCAGCGTTTACATTTTTTCTAGGATCGCCTGTACTCATGGCTCAAACACCTCCCTAAATGTTGCTTGTATTCTTGCTCTATTAACATAAGGTATTGATTTGTTCCATGCTTCACATACAAATTTAGATGAAGTTGATTCACCTGGAGGAGTAAAATCAAAACTTGCACTATCGTTTGCACGAGCATCAAGAAAGTTTTCTATTTGGTCTGCTTGCGTTTCTGAAACTTCAAAAGTTAGGTTAAATATTTTAGGATTTTGATGTTCTGGTAGGCCAAATAAAATTCTATGCTCATAACCATCTGCAAAACGTACTGTTCTTGTTTTCGGTGCGGATCTTTTTTGAACTCCGTAAGTAGGTTTTATGTTTACCTCAGTATCAAAATTAGCCATTATGCAAGTAACCCTCCTGCACGTTTTTGATTTATTATTTCTGATTGTACCGCTGTAGCTATAGCACGACCAAGTTCTCGACCTTGTTGTTCATCACCTTCAACAGCAGAACCAGAGGCATCAACATTTACTACAATATTTGTTGAACCGATTGGACTAACTTGACCTCCAGCAGCACCAGGAGTAAACATCTCTGGACCTTTTTCTCC